TTTCCAAATAGGTTTTCTTACCTCATCGTGGTCATAACCTTGTGGATTGTCGTTCATGCAGAGCTCCTTTCAAAAATGTCTCCCACTCTTTTCCTTTTTTATCCCAAGAATAAAATCTTTGTGCAAACTTTTGTTGTTCTTCAATATGTTGTTGTATGTAGTCTTCATGTAAACTACTACAGGCCATATCAATAGCGTGTGCAAATCTTTGTGCTAAGGCCTCTAAATTATTTGTATAATTTACATATATAGGCCACTCAGAACAAGTTTCAAATAGTGCACCAAAATTAGTTGTGATTAAATATAATCCTGAACTCATAGCTTCAAGAGCACCGATACCAAAAGTTTCTTCAAACACACTTGGATGTGTCCACATCTGATAATCAGTTATATTTTCTAATATATACTCGTGTGGTTTGTACCCCATGTAATTTACATTACTTAAATATTTTGCTTGATCAAAAAGAGGTTTGTATAGATGTTCATTTTCTTTGTGGAACTCTTCACCATAGATCTTAGTGCTTGAATAAACATCTAATGTAACATTAGGTGTCTTAATATATTGCATTGCACCTAGAATAACACTCAACCCTCTCCAAGGTGTTGAATGGTATAACAACTTTATAGGATCACCTTTTTTATAAATTTTTCTTTTAGGAAAATGATAACATCCATTTTTGATTACCATACTTCTCTCAGTTGGTATTTTAAAATAGTGTCTAAACTTTTCATAGTTCCAATGTGAATTAAATACATACCAATCATATTCTGTGTGTCTGCTTTGGTTACTAAAAAAATCAAAAAGATTAGGTTGATCGTAAGAATTTTTTTGCCAGAGAATATTTAATTTATCTGGATGCAGTGGCACTTTACCAGGAATAGAAGTACATATCTGGACTTGGTCTAATAAAGAATTATCACAATTCTTATACAACATTTCAAGTTGTAGTTCGGTTCCGCCTCGTGGTTGCATTATTCCTTAGTGCTACCAAACAGAGTAAGTTTTGCAACTGTAATTTCTACATGTTGAGAAAAGTCATCTTCAGTCGTATCAGTATTTGGATCTGCTACGTCTGCATCAAAAGCAGCTTTAGTTTCATAAACTTGACCTGTCTTTTTGTTTTTAATGACTTCCTTAGCTTCTGCTGGTATTCTTGGTAAGTCTTCGTTACTCATTATTATCTCCCTTGTTTATTGTATTTCTTATACGACCTTTTTTCATTTTTGTTAAGTCTTTTTTTATGACGACCAGGACGTTTCCTAGGTTTTGGTCTTGGTACGAAATTTACAAACTTACGCTTTGCCATATTTATAAAATATATTTAAGGTATGTCGTCCAGAGCTTGGTCCTAATGCTTGTAAATCAGTATGCAAGTTATTTTTACCATCAAAAAATATTGCTCTGTTTTCAACAAAACCTATATACGTGTTTAAATTATTTTTGTGATAAAATCCAGTCCCATTGTAAACTACTTCTCCACCTCTTAAATATAAGATAAAATTAAAGTCTCCATCATGGTCTGTATGAGCCATCACTTTTTCTTTATTATGCCTCCAATGAAAACATGCCATATCTATTTTTAATTTAAGATTCGGGAAAAATTGTTTTTTTATTTTTTTAAATAGCCATTTATTTTTTAATGTTCGTGGAAAAGTATGTCTAAAACCATATGGCCCATCATCATTACTCATAGCCTGATAATCTATTTTAGTAAGATTATTAGTTATTATTTTAAATTCGTCCTCATCCAAAAAATTATCTTTAATTTGTATTGTTGGAATCATTTAACCATTTTGTTGCGATCTATCTAATAAGGCGTATGAAACTATACCTTGTATTTCATTTGCAGTCCCTGCAGCCATTTTTAAAACATCGCCAGCTTCAAGCACTAGTGTATGGTTAACAATATCTTTTGTTGCAGACCCTGTTACTGATTCATTAAATATTCTAAACGTAGAGGTTGCAGATGTGTCTGTTACTAAAACACTTAAATTAACTCCACTACCAGAACCATTGTTTATTTGTATTTGTTTAATAAGAACAGTTGCATTAGTTGGACAAGTAAGAACACTTGTAACATCTGTAGTTGTTAAATTTATACCTTCGTTTTTATATTGTATTGTCATGCTATAAACCAATTAAAGCTATCTTGTTCTTCTTTCAAGTCATTTTGGAAAGAAAAATTAAGTTGATTTTTTAACGTATCTAATGCCTCAATAATTTGTCTTTGATTAGATGGTTCATATGTTTGTTTAGGTTCAGGTACATTAATATTAACTTTAGCCATTATCTATCCCTTGCAAAACTTTGTTGTGCATCTGAGTATGTAGTTGAGGCTGGTGCTGTACGTTGTCCGCCTCCTCTACCAGCATCTTGTGGTGTTGGAGTGGTTGATCCAAATTCTCCTGCATCCATTCTTCGTTGTAGGTCTCTAGTTGATTCTCTGTTTATTACACTTTGCATACCTCTATTTGCTATTTTATTTTTTACAGCAGCTAAACCTGTAAAACCCAAAACAGGTGGGGCAACAGATTGTAATAATCCTCCAAACACAGGCACTTGTGATGCAAATCCTAATTGCTCTATACCCACTTTTCTTGCTGCAGCTTCTAACGCTTTGTTTTTAATTACATTACCTATTGCAGCTTTAGCCATATCTCCCATACCCATTTGGCCATCTTGTGGGGCTAAGTTCATTTCATTTGCAACTGATGAAATACCGGTGCCCATAGAGGGTTGATAATTTTGAAAGTTCTCTCGTGCTTGTAACTCAGCTATCTGTTGTTGAATTTGTTCTTCAATAGGGTCCATTATCTTTGTCCATCTGGTTGTATGTCAGCTCTAAAAGTTCCGTATCTCCAACTTTCATCTGTTGATGTGTTTTCTACTTTCAAACTAGCAAATCTAGTTCTTGCTCTTGTATCTACTTTATCTGTGCTGCTATCTATTGTAAAGGGTCCTAATGGTGATGATGTTGCGGTGTCCGTTGGAAAGTCTTTCAGATTAAGCGTTATCTTGGCATTACCAGATATTAATTTAAAATCTGGCACAAACCTTCTCATAGACATAAAGAATTGACCATTACCTTCTACATCTAGATCAAAAGATCCAGATTGAATAAAAGCAGGTATGGCTGTTTTGTTACCTAAATTATCTACTTGGTTATTACCTACTTCATGAGCATAATATAAACTTGATCCGTTTGCATCTGTTACACCTTGTATTGTTGGAAATGTAGGAGTGCCAGTGATATCAAATTCTGTAGCATAAGGCACATCAAACAATGTAGCGTCAAACCATGTAGTCCTTGCTAACGTACCTGTAGTCCAAGTGTTTTCATCATAGTTATAAGTAACAACTCTATCAACTTCTGTTGATCCTTTTTTTGGATAGAACCAATTTATTTCAGAATATAAATTATTAAGACCTGCATTTACTAATTCACCATCTGTATAATTAATACCCAAATTATCTCCCTTATCTGTAAATACAAAATCCTCTACTAAACAAGGTAAGCTTTTCACAGTCCCGTCAAATACAAAGAAGCCTCCAGCTTGTCCCATCCAATAAACTGCACCATCAATATACTTAATACTATTTTGACCTATAGCTCCACAATTAGATCCGACTTGTCTTAGTGAGAAAGTAAAAGGTGGACCAACGAATTGCATCATGTAAGCTGAAGTATCTGTAAGTATTAATATATAATCTTTACCTTTTGCTGCACCGATAATTCTTGTTCCAGAATCTAATCTTAAAGTTCCAGAAGTGTTAGTAGAAGTTGGTGTGTAATCAGTAAGATTCTCTTGATCAGAAAATCTTACAAACATTTTATCTTGTGTTCCAGCTGTACCAATTGTCGTCTCTGTTCCTAAAATTACTAAGTGTCGATCTCTTTCAGACACAATAGATAACACTGATTTTGTAGGTGCGTTTGTTACAACAGTCGCTCTTGTTTGTAAAGCTGCAGTGTTAGAAGCTATTGGATCCCAAGAAAAAGTTCTACCATTTTTGACTGTAGCTATGAGCACTTGTCCAAAATTATCCAATGACCAACCTGCAGGATCAAGTATTACATTACTTGTTAAAGATCTCTCACCCCAAGCTGTGAAAAATTCTACAGAAGCTCCACTCGAATGCGCTGATCTAGTACCTGCAACATCTCTAGTTATGCCTGTTAGATCATTTGATGATATGCCAGTATATGAAATAAATTCAGCTCCAACTTTTATAACTCCACTTGTAGGAAAACTTGTTGTGGATGTTAGAGTAATGCTAGTACCAGATCCTCCTGTACCCGCAGTGTCATCATTAAGTGATCCGTTAAGTGTATTTGTAACTCCCGATGCACCACCAAATGTAGAAGTGCCCCATCCGTATCCACCTGTAGAAGATGTTGGACCTACGGTTTCGTAGGGGTTGATAGTTGCAGATCCACTAGCAGACACACTTGTTCCGGCATTGGTAGCCATGGTGATTGTAAAAGAATTATTATCAGGGACTGTAACAACTTGAAATGTATTATCTGTAAAATTAGCAGCGGTATATCCAGCACCTGAGGGTGGGGTCACAGATGTGAAAGTAAATAAATCTCCTACAGCTAAACCATGATTTATTTTATTGACTGTAACGGTCGGCGATGTGTTGACAGTAGTAAAGGTTACACCTGTAATTGCAGTACCTAGTGGGGTGATATCATAA